GCACTAGGAGACAAGAGTGGAAAAGATGATAGAGAAGCAGATACTGTTGCTTGGATACGCACCCTTATTTTTGTTTCTTACTTGGTTACTAATGTCGCTATCGTGGCTAATGCGGTAAGACACTGGAATGATGTTCCACAACAAACAAACATTGAGAGTAAACTATGAGTGAACAACGTAAGTATTCTAAGTATCGTATTGATCAACTTGTTAAAGAACTTGACGGCAAATGGTATCACCAAGTTGTAACCAATGGTCGTCATGAACATAAACGTATTGTAATTGAATATGACCATAAAAAAACTACCTGATAATGTAATGGTTGTTTTGATGTTATCCTTGCTAATGATTTGCGTTGCTGGTATAATTATCGGTGGATACATCCATGGTGGTATGCATTTTTCTAAAGTATTGGAGACACTAAAAAATGGCTAAAAGAGAATTTACTGGCAAAGGTGGTGAACTGTGGACTTGGGAAGAAACTCCTGAGGTTCTTGAAGCACTAAAGGTACTGCATGAGACTGAACGTAAAAACGCCGAAGAAGGTGGTGACTATGGAGTTGGTAAGTGAAACAGGATCCCTATTGGTTCTTTAAAAAGTGGGGGATTGATTCTAATGAATCTCTTATTGAAAGAATCAAACAACTGGAAGATCGTATCCAAGTTCTTGAAGAAGAAAATGTGGCACAATCTAATGCCCTCTATGAGTGTTGGAACTCTCTTGATGCTCGTATAGATATTCTAGTGGAACATAAAACCGATGTATGAAGATTTAGATTGTTTCGAAACCGCTCTAAAACACTTTGGTACAAGAGTTGATGTTATCATTGCTATGGAAATGGTAGATAAGATTGACAGCGAAACAGCATACCAGAATATCAAAATGGAACTCAAAGAACTGAAACGAGTTCGTAAAACTTGGAAAGAAAACAGGGAGTGTGGTGATGACTGTTAGTTTTAACTTATAAATATTCTAAAATAGGCGATACATTAGAGTACAACTATGGCCAAATTGACAGCCGATGGGATAGAATTTGCTGCCTCTCCTCTCGATGAACTTAACTCAAAAAGAGGTATTTTTCCTCAGAGTACAGTATGGAATTTTTTTCAAGCATCAGCACCGACTGGATGGACTCAATCAACGGCTAATAATAATAAAGCCTTAAGAGTTGTGAATGGTACTGGTGGTGGGACTGGTGGTACAACAAACTTCACCACTATCCATTCTTCATTATCAATATCCGGCCAACTTACTACACCTGGAGTTTCAGTTGGACCTCACACCCTCACCACCGCTCAAATTGCTTCGCATACCCACCCACAAAGTACTAGAAGTTACAACGCAGTTCCAGCTCTCTTTAATCCTGCAGGTCAGTTTACTGGATGGAATGGGGGTCAGGTTGTTAGGAATTCTGGCCTCGCGATCCAAGCTGTTACTAATACTGGACCCCGAGGGCAAGACGGTGCTCACACACATCCACTTGTCCTAACAGGTCCTATTAGCCAAAGTTTAGATATGGAGGTACAGTACATTGACATTATCTACTGTTCTTTCAATGGATAAATAAATCAGTAATTAAAATAATATACAATGGCTGCAATATTAACATCCACTGGTATTACATTTAGTGATGCTACTGCATTGAATTCTAAGTATGGAATTGTCCCCCAGAACTCAGTATCGACTTTTTTCCAAAGTACTGCCCCAGTTGGATGGTCGCAGAATACTACAGCTACAGTAAATAATAAAGCTTTAAGAGTTGTGAATGGTACTGGTGGTGGGACTGGTGGTACATCCAGTTTTACAACAGTTTTTCCAAATAGTTTAAGACCTATATCTCAAACTGGCGTACCTATGACTGGTTCTGTTGGTAATACGACTTTGACCACAGCCCAACTCCCCTCTCACACTCATGGTGCCAATGGCACTGATAATATTACTTCTCCTGGAACCCAAATAGCATCTGGAAGCGGGTGGAATACCACCTCACCAGCTACAGGAGCTACAGGAGGGGGTCAGGCTCACAACCACCCATTTGGATCAGGAACAGCATCTTTTTCCACTAATGTAGACCTTAGATTGCAATACATAGATGTCATTGTTTGCAGTTTTGACTAAATTACTTTATAATAAAAGAAAAACTGGTTATGAAAAAGAACGAATCTGGTAATTTTTGTCCTCTCATTAGAAAAGATTGTGTAGAACATAAATGTTCTTGGTACATGCATGTTAGGGGCATGAACCCAAATACTGGTGAGGATGTTGATCACTGGTCTTGTGCGGTATCTTTTATGCCTATGTTGACCATTGAAAATTCTCAACAACAACGATCTACAAGTCACGCTGTTGAGTCTTTTCGTAATGAAGTTGTGAAAGCGAATGAAGAAAATAGAAGAGCTTACATGGATGTAATTGAACAGACCGGTGCAATTTTGCCTGTAAATGTAACTTCTTTAACCAACACACACTCATTACCCGAAGGAGAAAATCAATGAAAGTAAGTATAATACCAATAGATAAAGCTGTTTACGTGGATGGACAAGCTTTTCTTGATATTGATCTAAGTTGGATTCCACAAATTGAAGAGAAGATAATTCATTCTGTTCAGTGGGATGATGAAACTCAAATATGCGAGATAGAATTTGCTGATTCTACTGAAAATTTACAGACAAACATATTTGGAGTGGAGGGAATTGTAGATTTTCAAAAAGCAGTTTCTCAATGGACAAGGGTCAGAGACGATATTGCGGCTGCTGAAGAACTTCGAATACAAGAAGAAGAAAGAATTTCAAGAGAAAATGAAGAGGCAGTTCAAGCCCAGTTCATTGAATTTGAAAGAGAATATAACACAAATCATCTTCCTCCTGTAGAGGGTGAAGAAGAATCTGTAGAAGATGATGAGGAAGATGAAGATTTATTTTACGATATTGAAGAACTATTGAAAGAAATTTAAATTTTAAGTTATGAAAAAATCATTGGTTGAAAATAACTATATTATATTGCATGATTTTATTTCGAAAGAGAGGTCTTCTGAACTATCATTCGATTTTTTTAAATATTGCAAAGAAAACAATATAAATGGAGATGAGCAAGCACCTAGTTCTTTTTCCACTTATAACTATACACCTTTCTTAGAGTTATTGTGTGAAAAGACTCCAGAAATTTCTTCAGCAATTGGAGAAACTGTACTTCCAACGTACTCTTATGCAAGAATTTATAAAAATGGAAGTGAATTGTTGCGACATGTAGATAGAGATGCATGTGAAATATCACTTACTGTACATTTGCATGGAGACTCTTCTTGGCCAATATGGATAGAAACTCCTGACGGTGATCAAGTTTCTGTTGACCTTAAACCTGGAGAAGCTATGGTATATCTTGGTACTAAGGCACCACATTGGAGAGATTCTTACGAAGGTGAGTATTATACTCAAGTATTCTTGCACTATGTAAGAAGTCGTGGAGATTGTTCTTATGCATATTTTGATAAATTTAACTCAAAGGAAGAAGAATATTGCTCACCTACTGCAAGACATGGAATCGAAACTAATAGTGAAGATAATGTCCGCAGAGATATTGTGGAAGAACCAATAACAGAACCTCCAAAAATTACAAGTAAAGGTGGGAAAAAATTAGAAGATTATATTCTTGTACTCGATAATATTGTTCCAGAAGAATTATGTGATAGAATTTTATCAGAGTATAAAAATTCTGATTTATGGCGTAATACAGAAGTCGGTAATGGTGGTGTAAATTCTAATATTAGAAATTGTAGTTCTATAAACATTTCTGATCAATTTGTGGTTGATCAACAGAATTCTGAGTTTAGAAAAAAAATAGATGATGATTTCTTTTTGTGTGCTTCTACAGCATTGAATAGATACAGAGAACTTTTCCCAGAAGTTGCTTCTGAAATTGATACTGGATATGATTTATTGAGGTATACTGAAGGTCAATTCTATGTACAACATACAGATTCCTTTAAGACTCAACAAAGATCCGTTAGTTGTTCTTTCATTTTAAATGAAGACTATGAAGGAGGAGAGTTTGCTTTCTTTGATAGAGAGATGATTATTAGAGGTGGAAAGGGTTCCATAATTATGTTCCCATCTAATTTCATGTTCCCTCACGAAATAATGCCTGTTACATCTGGAACTAGATATTCTATTATAACTTGGTATGTCTAATAAGTTAAAAGGTATTCCCAGTATCTACTATCTTAATTTAGATTCTGAAGTAGATAGAAGAAAGTATATGGAGAAACAATTTGAAAAATTAGATCTTCATAATGTAACAAGATTCTCTGGGTCAAATTATCTCTTAAAAGATTATGACTCTTGGAAAGATATTTTACACTTTCCAGAAAAAATTAAGAGAGAGGATCATAAAAAGATTGCTTCAATCACTCTCTCTACATTCGAAATGATAAGACATTGGTTAGAAACAACCAATGAAAAACACTTAATTTTGTTTGAAGATGATTATGATTTAAATCTGATCGAATACTGGCATTTTGATTGGGAATATTTGATGAATAATATTCCTTATGATTGGGATTGTATTCAACTGGGGTTCGAATCTCAGGAGATGATTCCATTTTTTTTAATGCCTAAACAACATATCAGTTTTTATGGACCAATATTAATCAATAGACATTTTGCAACCAAACTGATTAATCTACATTACTATAAAGAAAAGTACATGTTGATTCGAAAATATGGACAACATCCTTATAATAAAGGATATAGAGTTGTTTCTTTGGATGGTTTCATTTGTCATCTCGGAGTAACATATCAAATTCCATTAATAACTCAAAATCCATACTTAGACAGTTCTCCTAAAAAACATCATTTTCAGTGTAGAGACATCTACTATGATTGGTGGCAAAACAAAAGAGATAATTTTACTTTAAAGGAATTCTTTACATACGGAAAACCTAATGATCATGAAATGGTTGAATTATTGAAAAGATAATGAAACTTAGTGGGATACCTCCGATATATTATTTCAATTTAGATCATAGAATAGATCGGAAAAAATATATTGAGAAACAGTTCTCTGATCACGGGATAACTAATTATCATAGAGTTAACTCTTCGAGATATTCTGTAGAGAATTATGGACAGTGGAAGTCTAAAGTCATAACAGACAAACTTCGCACCGAGGTATGGCTTCTTGCCACCTTAGTAGACAGGATTCATGGTATAATTGATTGGTATAATTCTAATGAGTCCGAGACTTGTCTGATAGTCGAAGATGATTTGTGTTTTGATACTGTTGAGTATTGGAACTTTGACTGGAAAACTTTAGTTGATAGTTTACCTTGCAACTGGGAGTGTGTTCAACTTCATATCATTGGCGAAAACTTTATCAAGATGAACCTGTCTAAGTGGACACACAATAATCACTCTACTGGTTGTGTACTGATCAATAGATCATATGCAGAAAAACTAATCAAACTTCATTACATAGATAATAAATTCAAATTGTATTCTAATTATGGATACAATGAAAATTGGCCAGAGTATCACTATCAGTCTGTAGATTTTGTTCTCTATCAGATAGGAGTGACTTATTCAATTCCAGTCTTTACTACTAATTACAATTTCATAAGTGATGGTCTTAGGAATGGTAATGTAAATGTCATGTCAAGAACTTGTGATAAATTGGTTCTAGATTGGTGGAAAACAAAATCCCCACAATATACTTTGGACGATATTTTTTATTTGAACTCACCAAAGAGAAAGAAATTAATTTTGGAAGTCAATCATGAATCTAAAAGATAAACTCAAAGGACTTCCGCCAATCATTCTTGCAACCATTGATGAAAGGCCAGATAAAAGAGAATATGCTGAGACTCAGTATGATTACTGGGGAATAAAAGACTACACAGTAGTCTCTGGATCTAAGTATCAACTCTCAACATATGAAGACTACTGGAAAGATTTGGTTATCTTAAATCCTTTTCCAGAGGGGTACAAGAGAAAGAATTGGCACATTGCAGAACTGTCTATAACTCTTGCTCATCTCGTAAACATAAAGAATTGGTTGGAGACTACCAATGATCCTTATGTAATCATCATGGAGGATGATTACGATCTCAGTTTCATTGAATACTGGCATTTTGATTGGGAATATTTGATGAATAATATTCCTTATGATTGGGATTGTATTCAAATGAGTTTTGAAAATGAAAAACTTATGCCATGTTTCCTACACCCGATCTTATCAGGACATGATACTGGCGCTTCATTAATCAACAGAAGATATGCAGAAAAGATTATAAGTCTTCACTATAAGGACGGTAAGTTTGATCTATCTCAGAAACATTCTAATTATAAATGGTCTTATTCTGGATTGAATATGCCTAACTTTACTACTGATTATTTTCTCGGTCACAATGGAAAGACTTATTGTATGCCCTTAATTTCTGTCAATCAAAATCTCGGAAGTTGGGCCCAAAATATTGATAGAAAAAAAGAAAGAGTTGACCTTGAGTTTTCTTACAAAGCTTGTATGAAGTGGTGGACAGAACTGAGAGATGATTACACTCTAGAAGAGTTCTTTACTTATGGTAAACCAAATGATAGAATAATTGTTCCGAGGGAACTGGAAGATGTTTGAGTACGTTACTGAATTTGAATCACAGGTTGCAGAGTTCTTCGGTTCTCCATATGCAGTTGCGACTGATTGTTGTACTCATGCTATCGAACTATGTTTGAGATATACTGGATATAATAATATTACCATTCCAACAAGAACGTATATTTCAGTTCCAATGACGTGTATGAAACTTGGTTTAAATTGGGAATGGAAAGAAGATGATTGGTCCGACTATTATCATCTTGGAAATAGTACAATCATCGATGCTGCAGTTCTTTGGGAAGAAGGTTCCTATCTTCCTAATACTTTTATGTGTCTTAGTTTTCAGTTCAAGAAACATTTAAATCTTGGTCGTGGTGGTATGATCCTCCTGCAAAACAAGAATGATCGTGATGCGTTAAAGAAGATGTCTTATGATGGTCGTGATCTTTCTCTTCCATGGGCTGAACAAGACATAACTAGTATTGGTTACCATTATTATATGACGCCAGAGGTGGCGAAAACCGGTATTGAATTACTAAAATGTCGTAAAAAATCTCCGGCAAAAAAATGGACGGCCAGGGATTACCCAGATTTAACACAGATGTCAGTATTTAAATGATCGATCACATAATACCAAACTGGAATATTTCCGACTTTTACAGTTTGGATTATACTCTTGCAACACATAATGATTGGATGGTCGTGAATGATTACTTATGGGCTGGTCATAATAGAGAAAAACTTTCTATCTATAAGTACCATGAACCAAATCCAATGCCAGAGTGTATGGAGTATATAAGAAATCAGTTTCATTTTTGGGATCATGTATGCGTTGCTGTAAATCACTTTAAACCTGGACAATATTTACCAATTCATGTAGACTTATATGGAAAATTTATTGAAATGACAAACGCAGAACCCCAAAAAGTCATGCGTTGTATGGTTATGTTAGAACATAGTCAACCTGGCCAAATTCTTCAAATAGAAGATATTTGTTATGGTAAGTGGAAATCGGGAGATTGTTTTTATTGGAGTTATGATACTCCACATGCTTTTTATAATATGAGTAAAATTCCCAGATATGCAGTTCAGGTCACTGGTGTTATAAAATGAAAAGTCAGAATGAATGGGATAAACTAAAAAAAGTAATAGTTGGAGTTGCAGATTATGCAACAGTTCCTGAAGTAGATATTAGTGTTCGTACTATTAATTATGCTGATCGAAAGGATATTTCTGATGTTCCTGTTGGACCATATCCAAAACAAGTAATAGACGAATCTAATGAAGATTTGGAGAAATTTGTAACTTTTCTTCTTAGTGAAAATGTGGAGGTAGTTAGACCGAAGAGAACTCCTACGGAATATTATAATTATTGCCCAAGGGATGTTATTTTTACTCACAAGGATCTCTCTATTGCTACACCAATGCCATTGCGCTGTAGGAGGGACGCCTGGAGACCTATTTTGGATCGTATGGGATCTACTATAATAGTACCTTGCAAGGACCTAGATGACCTTTATAACGAGGAGTGTGTAGGCGATAAAGATACTCTTGCACTAACTGAAGTTTCTCCGTCATTTGATGCTGCGAATGTCATTCGTGCAAATGAAGACGTGTTATACCTTGTCTCAAATAGTGGAAACATTGCAGGTGCAAATTTATTGCAGGAAATGCTTGGAAATCGTGCAAAAGTACATCTTCTTCAGGGTGTTTATAGTTATATGCATATTGATACTACAATTGCGTTTCTTCGTGAAGGATTGATGTTGTTAAATCCGGAAAGAATTAAATCCGTTGATGTTCTTCCAGAACCATTTAGAAATTGGGATGTAATTTGGTGTCCAGAACCAGTTGATATTGGACATTATCCTGGATATAATCATGCGTCTGAGTGGGTAAATATGAATCTTTTCAGTGTCAATCCAAATTTAGTTGTTTTGGAAGAAAACCAAGAACCCACCAGAAAAGAACTAGAAAAACATGGAATAGAGTGTGCAATGCTTCCTATGAGACATTCTAGAACTCTAAGTGGTTGTTTTCACTGTGTTACATTAGATCTAGAAAGAGAATAGTGAACTTAGAGAATAAACTTAAAAATTTTCCTAGAGTTTATTATATAAACCTAGATCATAGGGTAGACAGAAAAATATCTATGGAAACTCAATTTGATTATTGGGGTATAACTGATTATCGAAGAGTTCCTGCATCGAAATATCATGTTTCAAAATTCAATGAATGGAAGAATGTAGTTGTGGAAGATGGTATTTTGGAGTGTTTGTCTCTAATGTCAGTAGCCCTGAATAATATAGAAACCATTGTTAATTGGTATGATGAAAATGAATCTGAAACTTGTATAATAATGGAGGACGATCTTTCATTAAATAATATAAAATACTGGAATTTTGACTGGGAATATTTTGAGAAACATTTACCAGAAAATTGGGAATGTATTCAACTTTATTACTGCACCACTTACAAGGAAGATGGTTTGTCTGTTCCCATGTATTTGCACAAAAGAATTGACTCTGGATCCGCTGCAGCATATTTGATCAATCGTACATATGCAAAAAAGCTTAAAAATTTACTATATCGTAATGGTAAATATAGGTTAACCTTCTCTGATAATTCATATCATAGAAAGAACAGCAAAAAACACATTATACAAGATGATGTTCTCTTTGATATTGGTATCACATACTCAATTCCGATCTTTAACCTCAATGTAGATTTTGTTTCGGGTGATGATCAACAAAATAATTATAAAATGTTTCCCATCGATGTAATTTGTAGTAAATTGATCGAAGATTGGTGGAAGAATCATCATCATAAGTTTTTTCTAGAAGATTTCTTTACATATGGAAAACCAAATGATAATAAAATGACATTAAGGGTTAAAATAGAAGATATAGAAAACTTTTTAAAAAAATGTTAATATTAAGTATACATTTGGGACACAATTCATCAATATGTGTTTTTAATAATGGAAATGTGGAAAAATATTTTTTAGTAGAAAGATTTACTAGAAAAAAGTATGATTATAATAAAGAATTAATTTTGAAGTTAGTTAATGATATCTGTAGTGAATTAAAAATAGATGTAATTTGTATATCTAATTTTAATACAGAGGATGAATTTATATCGAAAATCTTTGAAGAAAGTAAAAAATACCACTCTGATGTAAAATTAGATATTCAATCTGACCATCATTTGAATCATGCTTCTCTTGCTTTTTACAATAGTAAATTTGAAGAAAGTTTAGTAATTGTTGTTGATGGTGCTGGATCTACCATAGAGGATAATTTGGTTGAGGTTGAAAGCGTATTTTTCTTTAACAATGAAAAAAATACTTTGATTTATAAGAATGTTATAGAAGAGTTTTCACCTTTTGATTTGCCATGGGAATCCAATGTCTTTAGTGTGGGTGGACTTTATGATATGGCATCGGTTTTAATAGGAAATACTCCTGATGACTGTGGTAAAGCGATGGGATTATCTTCCTACGGGGATCCTAATCCAGTTTTTGAAAAACTTTTTGATAATTTCTATCAGAGGTCCGATGAAGAAATTCAAACTTTTTTGAAAAGTCCAAGTAAGTTGGTTGGTCAGTTACATGCAGATCTTTGTTATGGGGTGCAACAACAAACCCAGATAAAAGTGGGTAATTTGATAGAAGACTCTATAAAAAGAACAGGAATTAAGAAAGTTTGTATTTCTGGTGGTTATGGTATGAATATAGTTTCCAACTACTATTATCTACAGAGATTTCCTGAAGTAGAATTTTATTTTGAACCTCTCTGTAATGATAATGGCGTAAGTATAGGTGCAGCAATGAATACCTATCTAAAGTTAACAAACAAAATTCCAACCCCAGTAAAAAATACATTTTTTCATGGAAATCATTATGATTGTTCTTTATATCAAGGTGTTGAAACTTCTATAGAAGAGATAGCCGAGTTGTTATGTAAAAATAAATCTATCGGAGTTTATAGTGGGTTATCGGAAGCCGGACAAAGAGCCCTGGGAAATAGGTCAATATTATTCAGTCCATTAAATCCAGAAGCAAAAAACATTTTAAATGAAGTTAAAAGAAGGGAATGGTATAGGCCATTTGCTGCTGTAGTTTTGGAAAAGGACGTTGATTTATATTTTGATAATTCTTGTCCAAGTCCACATATGACATTGTGTTTTCCAGTAAAATCAGATATGATTCCTGGTGTAACTCACGTTGATGGTACATGTAGAGTTCAGACGGTAAGTTCTGGTCATCTTTACGATATTTTAAAGGCCTTTAAGAACTTGACTGGACATGGTATACTATTGAATACTAGTCTAAATCTTGCTGGGGAACCACTGGCCGAAACACCCAAAGATGCATTTGACACTCTAAATAATTCCTCTTTAGATTACCTCTGGTTTGAGGAAACAAAACAATTATTTGAAAAATAAATGGAAGAAAAACAACTACATGAATCTGGATTGGATATTATCGAAAATGATGATGGTTCATATGCCTTCGAGTGGAATAAAAATGATCCTCGATGGTCTTGGATGAATGACTTGACAGACGAACAGATCAAGGTTATCATTGAGGAAACAATCGAAATCACACGAAATCTTGAGGAAACTTTCGATGACAACCAATGATCCTTATTCTCCCAACTTCTCTTACAATAAGTATTCTCTTGAACAACTTGACAACTGGGTAAATGATTCTCTAAACTGTGAGGATCTTTCTCCACAAGACATCTATGACACTATTGTAAATGTTGTGGATGAGAGTGTAGAGTATCACAAGAAGTATCTCACTAAGAGTATCGATCTCCTTTCACTTTTGAAGGGTCATCGTGA